GGGTTTAGATGTTCCCGATGCAGAATCACGCAAAAGGGGACCGAGTTATAGTAGTAGGGCGATGCCTGTTGATATGTGGGCAACAAGGAAAGTCACACCTGAATTTAAAAAAGACTTTAACAAATTACCAGAGGAATTCCTATTCGATTTACCCGACATTAAAAAGTACACCGATACAAATATCCCCAAAGACCGATTATTGTCGCTTGATAAGGAAAAAGAACTTGAGTCTAACCACAAGACAGTTATGGCTCTCACCGATATGTGGGCAACCTTTAATGACGAGCGAACAAAGAATGCGTCCGAAGCGTCAATTGCTAAAGCCGCAGCATTAGAGGAAATAACAGAAAGCTCATTTAGTGTAATGACAGAACTATCAGAACGCACGGCATGGGCAATGCAAGAAAACTTCTCAAGCTTCTTTTTCGATGCCATGAAGGGTGAACTGACTTCATTAAAAGACCTCGCGACTTCTATATTTGATTCTATTTTAAAGGCTTTTTCTGATATGGCTGGCCAAATGGCAACACAAGCAATATTTGGTAAAGATTTCAAGGGTGGAATGCTTAGCACAATTGTATCTGCGATTTCTGGATATAACACGGGTGCGCCAGGTGTAACTACAATACGCGGCGGCGCTGGCGGTGGATATGGGTTTGATAGTGGGGGCCACATTGGAGAATCAGTAAGGGGGGTTGGAATCCGGAGTGGGATGTCTTACGAATTTCATCCGAATGAAACAGTGATACCCGATAAAGCCATAGGTAAGGCAAGGGGTGGCGCAGTGCTAAACAACGAGATTAACCTAAGCATATTTGCAAATGACGCCGCAAGTTTCGCTGACATGGCAAACCGAAATCCAGGCGCGATTATAGGACCAATTATGCAAGGAATACAGGACGGTAATATGCCCTTGATAAACTCCATTAGAGGGGTCGTGTAATGGCTATATACCCTAGTTCAACGGCAGTATCATATATCAACCCTATTACGATGGGTATGCGTTTTAAAACGCTTATAAGCAACTTTGACGACCTGGGCGAAGAGAAGCGTAAACGGAAATGGACGTACCCGAAAAGAGACGTAACACTCAAGTATGAAGCAATTTCGAAAAGTGAGGCAGCAGTGCTGTGGAAATTCTACCAGGCGCGGCATGGGGCATATGAGGCTTTTGCATGGTATGAATCTACAGCATTAGGTTCCACGGCTTATAACTCTTATGTTGGTGAGTACGTAGGCACAGGGGATAGCACCACACTTGTCTTTAACTTACCGGCCATAAACTCGTCACAGGTACATGTTCTTTATATTGCAGGAACGTCTCAGCCAACTACAAACTATACGTTCTCAGCCGGTGGCGGGTCTAACTCTGAGGACAAGGTAACGGTGGTTTCATCCAGCGCGGGGGGCCCGCCTGTACCGACATCAACAGAGCGAATTACATACGACTTTGACGGTAGGTTAAAGATTCGGAGCCGGTTTACAGAAGATTATTTTTCATTTGAAAATTTCTATGATCGCATAATTAATTCTGGCGTCAAGTTAAGTGGGTTACTAAATTCGTGAGAACTATAAACGCAAGTATATTAGCACAACTACAAGCAGAGGAACTACACCCTCACTATCTCTTGTCGTGGACGATTGATGGCACAACTCGCAGGTACACTGATTGCGATATTCCAATCCATTTGACAAATACATACAGTCCGTTAGGATTTAAGTTTTCAAACGTAAAGTACTCACTGGCTAATATTGTTGATAAGGTTGATATTGATATCGACAACCTTGATTTGGTTCAGACAGCTATATTCGTTGATGGCACGCCACAGGGCTCCGACGTTACACTTTCCTTAGTAGTGCTTGACTCTGATTTAAATATTATCGGAGCTACCGCCACAACAATCTTTCAGGGCGAGATTGATTCGTGGAAACTAAACGAGCGTGCGTTGTCCGTAACAGTCACGAGTATCTTCTACAATTGGAGCCAGCGCACACTATCGAAACACTCCCCATCTTGCCGGTGGAAGCAGTTTAAAAGTACTGAGTGCAATTACGCGGGCGCATCCACTTGGTGTGACAGGACATATGCAAGGTGTGTTGTTTTGTCTAACTCAACTAACTTCGGTGGATTCCGGTGGTTGCCATCTATTGTAGACAAGGAGATTTGGTGGGGCCGTGTTCAAGGGGATAATGAGTGGCGCAAGTAAACCTGTTTAGTATTACATCAGAGCTTGTTGGGACACCCTATAAGCTGGGTGGTAAGTCAACCGAGCTGGATTGCTTTTCGCTCATTACCCTATATCTATCAAAAAGGGGTATCACGGTGCCAGAGGACCTTGTTTTTGATGGTCACAGCATAAACAACTACCCGGCTGAATACCTTGATAACCCCGCTAAAATGATGGCGGTTGCGGTTGACTATATTGCATCTCTTACAACTGAGGTACCGGAGGGTTTTGAGGTGGCGGGCGATATTTTATTTGTCAGGCTGGAGGATAACGAAAGCCTTGTAATCGCTGGTGGAAACGGAACTATCGTTGCTGCAACTCAGGAAAGCGGAATCACCATTTTAGGTCAATCGGACTATAAAGTTAAAAGAGTTTTTAGATGTCCACAAAAACAATAATCAGCGGTGTTGCAACTGCGGCGATGGCTGTGGCTGTCCTTGCCGGCCCTTACGGTTGGGGTATCGCTATTGGTGCGGGATTGTTTATGGGCGGTGCGTCCGCCATGATGTCTCATGTGCAGGAAGGTGCTTTAGGGGACACATCCACATCACCATTAGATAGTGGCGTTAGGCTTAATACCCGTTCAACAGAAGAACCCGTGCCGGTTATTTATGGGCAGTTAAAGGTTGGTGGTAACGATGTTTACATAACCGCTACCGGAGCGCAAAATAATATATTATGGATTGTTCAAACGTTATCTGAAGGTGAGTGTGATAGCATAGAAGCGGTTGGCGGCGTTGACCAGTTGTGGTTAGGGGATAAGCTCTATAATGAGTATGGCGGGAACGTCTCTTACTATTTTCATTCTGGTTCTGCCACACAGACGAAAGACGCCACGTTATATGCTGCTAAAAACGAGTGGGCAGATACACTAAAAAACACCTGTTACGTTGTGTGGAGACTAACCTATAATAAAGACTATTTTCAGGGTATTCCTCGCAGGAACATATTACTAAACGGGCGTAAGTTATTTGACTTTAGGACTTCTGTAACGGCCTACTCGAATAACCCAGTGCTTTGTTTATACGATTACCTTACAAATTCACGCTACGGTTTAGGCATTGCCAGTACCAACATAGACACAGCCACATGGACATCAGCGGCGAATTATTGCGATACGAAGGGTTGGACACTAAACTACGCAATTAATAAAAGTCAACTCGCACACGATGTAATAAATATAATTCTGCTGCATTTCCGTGGAAAGTTGGTCTGGTATGATGGTAAGTTTTATTTAAGATATTCCGATCTAAATTTTGAAAGCTCGGTAATGAGCTTAGAGGACAAGCACATTGCCCAGGGTGCATCTGGCGAGTCCTCGATGTTCGTTACCCAGCCGAGCCGGTTTAAAAGACCGGATGCAATTAGAGTGGCGTACATAGACACAGATAAGGAATATGTAACGGACTACGTTACAGTCGGGGATACCACTGGTGTAGTAAAAGAATTAAAGCTACCTGGCTGCACAAACCGGCAACAGGCATCTGATTTAGGCGTTTATGAGCTTGAAAGGCAACAACTTGATAGAGTAGTAGGTGGGCTCTTCCGTGACGATGCGCTACAGCTTGAAGCGCACGACCCCGTTACACTCACCACAACAGCACTTGGCATATCCGGGCAGACAATGCGAGTCTTGGATTCACAGATTCAAAACAACGGTTTAGTTGCATTGTCTCTGGGTTATGAAAGTACGGGCTTGTACGACGATGATTACAACCTTGACGCGGAGGGTGTGTATAATTGTAGTCTACCGGATATTAATGCAGAACCACCGAGTGTAAGCAATGTTGTTTTAACAGAGGACACTTATAGTTACAGGTTACGCACGTTTACAAGGGTCAACGTTACGTTTGATTTACCCGCTGACTACCCGTGGCTTAAACACGTTGAGATATGGCTAAGTCACGATAACGCAACCTGGGAGCACCTATTCAATGTCACCGGAGATTTTCAGGTTGATCCTGTAGAAGAAGGGGTAACATACTATCTAAAATTTACGACAGTTTCGATCTGGGAAACAAGGCGCACGGATGCACACTCCTATGTTTCGTCACTGCTAATCCAGGGGCGCACAGACGC